CGTGGCGTATCTGACCGCAGCGAGCACGGAGAACGAGTTCTCCATAGCCTGACACCGTAAGCACGCATTGTGTAACGTACATCTTTTTCCCGTCTTGCCCTTTACCGATATTAACGGATCGTGATTGTAGGTATGCTTGTGCTCGTACTCCTGGCTCAATGCTTAAGCCTGATATTGCGACATCAAGGAATGACGTGAATATGGAGAACTTACTACACTTGGTACGTAGGTCTTCCTTTTCGCAAATTAAGCTATTGAAAAATCTGCTTTCTCTCTCGTAAGCAGCATCACCACTTACACCTGTTGTGTTAGCCCACATAGTGTCATAGATTTGCACGAACTTTTCTCGTACCCTTTCGTCTGTAATGATCTCTGTACTTTTTAGAGCATTAATTTCTTCGACTGTAAGATTGATTTTACTCATAATTTTGTTGTTAGAATTGAATATATTATTTGTTCTATAAATAGTCCTGTTCTGTTCGCTGGAGTTCTCTCAATCTACGTGTAGAGTACTCCCTTTTCCCAGGTCGTACACATGGATGGATCAAACCTTTTTTACACCATCTATCTACATTCCCACGACCGAACGTCTTGTAGGCTTGTCGCTGACTTATAATCTCGGGCTCGTTTTTATCATTCTGCAGAAATGATGTTATACGAGCTGCAAGGTCATTCATAAATGTATCGTAGGTAACGACCTTGTCTGAGAATACTATTTGCATCATAGTTTATCTTTTAAGTGTTGTTTACTTCGTTTACGTTTGTCTTATCTGCTGATGCCCGCCTACGCCCAGCTATTAACCAAACTATAGGTAGCAAAACTCTTGATTTCCACAATCCATACACCCAGTTGTTAACCAAATGCACAGCGCAGAAAGAGCGCATGACATACGTTAAGAAGTAATAGACCCTTTAATCTTCATCAGCAACCTTCATCAGGCTATCGATTTTCTTATTCTTATTCCAATACTTAATTAATCGGAAAGATACATAACCGAAGGCTGCGCCTATTATTTTGCTAATGAAGAAAGTCATTAGATCTTCGCTGTCAGAAAGCAACAAGAAGATTGTAACCATTCCTAATAAGAATAACACGTGGAATCGCCAGTTTAGATAGATTGATTTGTTCATAATCTTATTTTTTATTTATACAGATTGATGATTGCATATATTCAACATATTTCTTGAACATGTTACAGTAACGACCATTGATGCCGTTGTGAGCGTGTGAACAGGTCTTGCAAGGATTAGGCATAATTTAGAACCGTTTAATAAATCCCAATTCTCTTGCCTTTTGACGAACTAAGTTCTGAAGGTCAGAATCACACTTCCAATGCATAGCGTTATACACTGTGAGTTCATTCACACCAAGGATTTGCGCAAGCTTTCTTTTGCAACCCTTTTTTAATTTAATAGGTTTTCTATTTGCCATTATCGTTTTTATTGTTTATATTTGCAGACTAACTAATAAATACCTTTATAGTATCTCTTAGTTATCTAAACTATTACGGTGCAAAGATAGAACAAAAAGTTCTAAGAAAAAAGAAAAGATAGAACAAAAAGTTCTTTTTGTGTTCTATTTAAACAAATTCTAAATAATTTATGTATGGGAGTTGTTGAGAATAAAAGACTTAAGGAAGTCATATCTTTTTTGAAAAAAGAAAGAGTCATATATAATGAGTCTGATCTTGCAAAGCAGATTGATATTGGGAAATCATTTCTATCCGATATAAAAGCTGGAAGAAAAATAATGAGTGAACAGTTGGTTCTAAAAATATGTGGTCTGGAACCACGTATAAACAAAACTTGGCTCCTAACAGGTAAAGGTAATATGCTTGACACCTCTTGTAACTCAATTGAGGGTTCTCAGTTCTCTTCAAGTTCAGATTTACATCTAATCCCTCTACTTCCAGTTTCTGCACAGGGTGGTTCTCTTAATGATTTTGTTGTATCTATCAAAGAGTCAAGTTGTGAAAAGATAATTTCTCCCATTAAAGGGGCTGATTATGCGATGTCAGTATTTGGAGAGAGTATGGCTCCCGAATATCCATCAGGCTCACAGATACTAATCAAGCGAATTGATGAAAAGGCTTTCATTGATTGGGGGCGTGTATATGTACTTGACACCTGCAATGGTACGGTGATTAAAAGACTATTTCCGTCTGATACTGCTGAAAAAGTATTATGTAAATCTATCAATCCAGAGTTTCCACCTTTCGAGGTTTCACTATCAGATGTTTATGCCGTGTATCGCGTGTTGATGTGTATGGCTTTAAAGTAATTTTGTATGTAAATTATATCTTTATGGAAAATCGCGTGTATAAGTGGAGTAAAATAATTGTAGCGTTGTTGTTTATTGGTGTTATGTATCTGATAGCAGAAGGCAATCGTTATCAATACATCAAATTGTCAGACAGAGATTCTTATGCTGTCGTGGACAAATGGACGAGAACTTATAGAGTAGGAGTATTAGACTTTCAACAGTATCCATATGACTGGCAAAGGCACGAATTTATGCCGCAAAAAAATGGTAAACGTCAATAG